CACGAATGTATTCAATGCGGTCAAGACGACAGTCAGCAACATATTCAACAATGTGAAGTCAACAGCGACATCAATCTGGAACAGCATCAGCAGCACGATCAGCAATGTTGTGAACAGCATCAAGAACACAGTCAGCAACGTGTTCAACACATTAAAATCAACAGTCAGCAACGTATTCAACAGCATAAAATCAACAGCAACATCGGTCTGGAATGCAATCAAGAACGCAATAACAACACCGATCAATGCCGCGAAAAACGCTGTACACAATGCAATCGAAGCGATCAAGTCGAAGTTCCACTTCACATGGTCACTTCCAAGACTGAAATTACCACACCCGAAGATCACAGGAAGCTTCAGCCTGAATCCTCCGTCAGTGCCACACTTTTCAATAGACTGGTACAAAAACGGCGCTATTATGAACGATTCAATGATCTTCGGAATGAACGGAAACAAGCTGCTTGCTGGTGGCGAGCCAGAAACAGGCGGCGAAGCTATTCTTCCGCTGAAACCATTCTATCAGGAATTGAACACAATGCTTGATGAAAAGCTGAAGAATATAGAGTCAGGAACAAATGTGAAGGTTGAAAATCACACATACATTGACGGCGAAGAAGTGGCAAGCAAGACATACACGAAAGTGGATGAACAGCTTGTGGAAGATAAAAGGAAAGGAAGGTAAGGCAGCATGAAAGTGAATGGAATTGACGCAAGAAAATACAATGCGAAGCAGCTGACAGCCGAAGTGCTGCCGCCTTCGCTTGCTGTCGATTATGAGATCGTGACAGGCGCGATCCTTCCGACAGAATTTGAAACAGACATGGAACTGGGAAAACTGAAGCTGTGCATGTACTTCAGGGGCAAGGATAGAAACAGCCTGATCAGGAAGATGTCAGCATTTCTGGAAAACTTCACAAAGTCAAGCGTGCTGGAAGTGGATGGCTACAAAGGAAAGTTCAAGGCATACACAGCAAGCAGCGACTATTCAAAAATGAAAGTGAAAACCAGATACAAGCTGAACATTGTTCTTGAAGGCTATTTTTTTGATGATGAATTAAATCTGGAATATGACGGAATCACACAGACAACGATTGATCGACAAGGGACACGAAAAGCACCAGCGACCATTGAAGTCTATGCGAAGAAGGCGTTGAAGAATTATAAAATCAGTGGATTTGAAGACGACATCATCGTGGAACAGCTGGCAGCAGGGCAGACGATCATCATTGACGGAGAAGAAGGACGCATCACGAACAATGGCGCGGACGCATTCGGAAGTGTTGACTTGTGGAAGTTCCCAGCAATCGCGCAGCAGCAAACAGCCCTGAAGTTTTCAAACGCAGATGCAGTCGTTCGGATCAGGTACAAGCCTATGTGGATATAAGGAGGAAGACAGATGCAGATTTTTAATGACAAAAAGCAGCGTGTCGGAATCCTGAAGGGCTTCAAAGATCGCAAGATCGTGAAGACGCTTAATTCTGGCGACAGGGAACTGTCTTTCAAATATCCTTCAGATGGCGAAAAGGTTGACCAACTGAAAGAAGAATATTACATCAGGACAAAAGATGATGAATATGTAATCAGGAAAAAGAAGACAGGTGTGCAGTTTAATGAGTACACAGCGCAGCTGAATGTCGAAGAACTTGAAGGGGCGGTGTTCCCTTATGGGTTTGAAAGCAAGGAACAGACGATCAGGGCGTGTCTTGAATTTGCCTTTGAAGGAACAGGCTGGAAGGTTGGCGTGTGCCAGATCACGAAGAAAAGGACGATCAACAAGGATGAAGAAACAAACGCATGGGACGTCCTTCAAGACTGCTTGTCAACATACCGCGTTGAATGCAAGATCAGAAGCCTTGAAAAGACGATTGATATATACGAACAGATCGGAGCAGACCGCGGACGATATTTCATCGAAGGACTGAACCTGAAGAAGCTGACAGTGACTTCAGACACATATGATTTTTATACACGGCTGATCCCACTTGGTAAAGATGGAATCGGAATCGAATGGCTTGAAAATTATCAATACAGCAGCAAGGTCAAGACATATGTGTGGAGTGATGAAAGATACACAAACACAACAAGCCTGATCGAAGATGGAATCGCAAAGCTGGAAGAAATGTCGAAGCCTTATGTAGCATACAAAGCAGATGTGATTGATCTTGCAAGGCAATCAAAGAAATACAGCAGCGTATTTGATTTTGACATCGGCGACACTGTCTGGATGATCAGCAAGTCAACGAAGACAAAAGAGAAGCAGCGAATTGTGAAGCTGACGGAATATCCAGAAAGCCCACAAAGCAACACTGTCGAACTTTCAAATGCAACGAAGACTTTTGCTGAAGTACAGCAGGAAGCAACAGATCAGGCGAAATCAGAAGCGATCAAGATTGCGAACAGCAGCGCGAAGAAAGTTCTTGAAGATGGATATTACACGAAAACAGAGGTTGAAACACACATAACAGCATCGAAGGAAGAAATCGAACTGGGCGTGTCAAAGACCTATGAAACGAAGACCATTGTTGATCAGAAGATCAAGAGCGTGAACGATCTGACCGATGAAAAACTGACGGAATACAGCACGACAGAACAGATGCAGGCTGCAATCAACCTAAAGGCAGAAGAAATTGATCTGGAAGTGTCGAAGGTGTATGAAACAAAGACCAGCGTCACTGAAAAAATTAAAAGTGTGAATGACCTGACGGACGAAAAACTGACATTGTATTCAACAACAGAGGAAATGAACGCGGCTATCAAGGTGCAGGCTGAAGCGATTGATCTTTCAGTTTCAAAGACCTATGAAACGAAGACGACAGTCACAGAGAAGATTAAGAGTGCAAACGAACTGGCACAGTCAGCAGCGGACACGGCTGAAGAAAATGCGAACGATGAAACCGATAAAAAGCTGAAAGAGTATTCAACGACAAAGGAAATGAACGCGGCTATCAAATTAAAAGCCGACAGCATCACAACTGAAGTCAACAAGAAGGTCAACAATTCGGAGTTCGGAACAAAGATCACACAGAACGCCTACAACGTGCGTGTGGCTTGGAATAATAACAGCAAATACATTCAGCTGGAATACGGTCAGCTTGCAATCTACAACGGCGATGTGACGGCAGCAGAAAAAAGAGCAGTATTTGACGAACGAGGAAATCATTTCTATCGTGATGGGTATTATGTTGGGAAAATAGGGACAAACGAATGGTCGGGGAACAACGCGCACAAAGGGCTTGTGTTCGATCTGGACTATCAGGGAAAATACATGGCATTTGCGCAGATGAAGTCACAAAACGCAGGATCATATACAACGATGCTGTGCTTCAGCCGCGCAGGAAGCATATACGATCAGTATGGCATACACTTGGGATGCGACTTTTATGGTCATTGGTTCGACATGTACAATGTCGATCTTCACGATGTCAATATAAACGGCTACGGCGTGGCAGATGGTAAAAGCATACCGATAGTGACAGAAATTCACGACAACGGAAACGGAACAGTCGGCTGGACGACATCATCAATCAGTGTCAGAGGTGGAATGATTACAGCAGTACCACAAGGGAGCGCGAATATATAATGAGCAAAGAAATCATAATCGAAGAAGATACAAAGACGGAAACAAAAGAAATGATCCTTGATCTGCCTGAAGGCGAAAGAGGGATCACAGAAGAAGAAACAGAAACAAAGGAACAGCAGATCAAAAACACGATGCTTGCGCAGATGGATTCAAAGCTGGACTTGATACTTGCATATCAGGAAGCCGCGCTGGAATAACAGGAGGATGGCACATGAAACCGATCGAACAAAGAATTGCTTGCGCGAAAGGAGAAATCCTGAACGCAATGGCAACAATCAGCACAGAACACGATCTGTCAGCAACAGTCATGGAAGGCGTGCTGGCTGACATACTGTCTGAAGTGAAGTCACAATCAAAGATGGAACTGCTGAACGCATACAACAAAGAAGTGAACGATGCACAACAGGAAATCAAGCGGCTGAAGGAAGAACTTGAAAAAGCGAAGGCAGCAGCAAAGAAGACATTGAAGACCGAACCTGACACCGATCAGGAAGGAGGGGGCG